CCCATGATTTTATCCTCTTTTTCCAGTCCATTTTTAGCAGTGGTACTTGTGGGCGAAAGGAACTAATTGTTTCTGAAACAACATCAGCAACTTTATTAACAACTTCAGGTGCACAAGGAGTCAAAACTTCATCATGGATATTTAATGTTTGAACCAACCATCTATGTACACCTGATGGTTGAATATCCCAGATTTTTCGTTGTATACACTTTGTTATACCGGCTCCTGTTCCCTGAATTCTGTGATTTCCAGCAGCCCGCATATTCTTTGCTTGGATATTAAAAGCAGCTGCGTATAACGCTGACATTGTAGCCCCAGCTGCTGTTTGTTCTCTATCCCGCCTACGTACTTTGATTCTTACATTTTTCCAAAGCTTAGGTGGGCTATTTGCCATTGTAAATAATGCTTTACATACATGATTTTCAATAGTAAAGTATCTGGCAAATCCGAGTAACGTCTCCATGTACTCTGACGGTTCAGCCCAAACAACCCTAGTCCCAATACCTGCGGGTTGCCGCATGGAACAAAAGTTATCGTATACTAATTGTCTAGCTGCATCGAACCCAGGATATCTTTTCCCGAAACCCTCAAATGCCTTCTTGGCTACCTCTTCTGTAACACCTAATTTATTGACAAGTGTGTTCCAATCACCACCATAGGCCATACCATAGACACCACGTTTTCCTTTGTCATAATAATCATCATCAGTGCCTTTCGTAGCAATGACTTGCTCGTATGTCATACCGGACAATGCCATACCAAATAACCCATGAATCTTTTTCCCAGCTAATAAGTCAGCCCTTAGAGCAGGGTCATTATAGATCGCTTCCATGATCACAATTTCAAATGAATCAAAGTCACCACCACTGAGTATAAAATCATCCTCAGCAAGCGGAAAGCACGATCTAATTTCAACTGATTTTTTAATCCCTTGAGGATTAAGTTTGTCAGCACCACTCATTCTGGAACTGAGGGCACCAATAACTTTGAAAGAGGCATGGAACCGCCCCGCTTGTATAAGCTTATCAAATAACTCAATTTCCTTATCAGCGGACCTAGCATCTAAGACTGCTTGAGCCCTTTCAACAACTGGATGATCCTCCCAGTCTTCAACAAGTGATTCTAAAATCACTTTTCCAGTACCCTCATTCAGGACAATTGCTTCAAGATCATTCATTACCTGCCTAAGATACACTTTAACAGGAGCGGGTGCAGTGGGTGTGTCTTTACGTTTTAATACGGCCAATTTACGTTGTTCTTTGAGCCCATCAATATCTAACTTCAAACCACGCCATCGGCTGGCACCAACAGCACAAGCCAATTCACTGTCATCATCACCAGCAGCAGGATCATCAAAATAATGACGGAGTGCACGTGTGTAGGTAATATCATCAGACGCATACTGTCTGGCCAAACTATTATAAGCCCAATGCCCAATATGGTGTCTAACAACTTCTGGCCATGCCTTATTCCATTTTCCAGGTTTGCCAATAGCCAGAGCGAAAGGAGCCCATCCAGCTTCTTTAGGCATCCAGTATTCCTCAACGCCAACTTCTTTGATACTAAGTGTTTTCTCTGCCCCAAGGTAATTCTGTGCAAGAATCTTCAAACCCGCTGAGGGCTGAAGCTTGAGAACAATATCCTTGAATTCTGGATTTATATCCCCATTAGGAAGATGAACATCCCGCAGTTTCCATTGGGGCTCATTTGGATTTTTTCTTCCAGCAAAGTATATCTTATCAAGAGATACTTTGTCATTTAATTCCTGCATAACAGCGTCAGCAAGACGCGTAGGAATTCTTCTTACACTAATAGCGTGCCGTTCCATTAAAGATTGGAGCGGACCTTTGCGGCCATGTAGCATCAAATCCAAAGCGGCTTTTGGTTTGATACAAAGTGGGTTGAGCCTTGCTTCCTTTTCTACAATAGCAACCGCATCATAATCATCTTCGGGTATAAAATCACTATCAGGCATTGAGGAAAATATCGAATATATCTTACTAATATGAAACCAGTCAAACGCAAGATTAAAGCCACATACTTCTTGCGATGCAATCCATTCCAACAATTCAAGAGTCTCACCAATAGGCTCCTTCCACACGTTATACAATTTGATTTCACCTTCATCAACCGCATATTGCAGTAGCACCATCACCCCATGAAAACCACAAGTTTCTGTGTCTAAGTATAGCATTACAGCCCTTTGTTATTAAAAGTTCGGGCATTGTTAATTACACTTTTACAGTGGGTGGTACCTCGTATTCAATATCTAGATCATCAGCCATACGCTTAATATCATAATACAATTCGGCGGAATTGATGTTTCCAGCAGCCCAAGCTAATGTTCTTGTATATAGCCCATAACCAATTGTCTTTCCCATATGGTCCATCATATCTTGTATTGCAGCTGGAGTTCGACGCTTTTTCTTAAAAGGGTCATCCTTTGCCTTTTTTCCAACATCAACACTTCTTTCACCATTTAGGCGGGCTTGCTTGATCTTTTTTACAGCCTCAAACCTTTCACCATTAGTCGGAAGCTCATACAATTGTCGAATCTGATATTGATTCAACATTCCAGCACTTGCTTCCATTTGAATAGCTTCTGGAAGCTTGAGCAAATATAATCTAACCTGAACCCAAGCTCTTGACATACCTAATTCGGCGGCAATAGCCTCTTGCACTAACCCAAGATCGCGTAACCTAGCGACCGCTGTGGCCTCTTGAAGAATATTCAAATCCTTACGTTTTAGGTTTTCACCCAGATTGACAAGTCTAGCTTGTAACTCAGTCAGACCTGATTTTATCATCACTGGAATGGTGGTACGCTTCAGGACTCTACAGGCCATGAAACGTCTATGGCCTGCAACGATTCTATAACTACAAGTAGTCTCAACCTCAGTATCAGTGATAGGTTGTACAGCAATAGGAAACTGTAAGCCATTTTTCTCAATGTCTTTGGCCAAATCAACCACATCCATTGGCATGATACGACCACGACAATTAAAATCAATGTCATTGAGAATATTATCAAGTTCAACTTCTTGTACTATGTACTCGTTCATCAGTTGTCCTTTTATATGGTATGCCTAGTTGCTGGTTGTAAAATTCATCCATTACTCTACCATCAGTAGAATGATGAATACAACTGAATTTAGGACTAAGGATAAAACCCAACCCTTATCTGATTCAATTTTTTGCTCCATCAATTGGCTCCCACCAAATACTCATCTTATACCTTTTTACAGTAGTTCTTTATCAAGAAGAACAGCATATCTATTTGGACCAAGGTGCTCACGCTTTGTCCTGAGATTAACATGTAATCGCCAACTAATTCCACGTTCTCTATGGACACCATGGAGAATTTGGGTTGGCTCATTCCATGTCGTCAAACTATTGTATACATAAGGATCAACAGCAATCCAGGAGCCATTGATTAAAATCTCACCAGTGAGGTTTGCAAGCGAGGTTGCATTGTGAAAATGCCCTAGACAATAATAATTGATCTTTCGACCAACTGCTGCATTCAAAGCTGTCCAACGTCGCACTTTCCGTTCAATGCCATACCAAGGCAAACCATTGAAGCTTTTAATATCATCGCCATGACTAACACAAAAACCATGGCCTTCAATTTCAATGTTGGCACTAAAAGAGTCAGGAATCAAGAAATTCACATTATCTAAGTCAGCACAATGTTGCTTAGCAACCTGTGCGACAAGGTAGTCCCAGTTATTCTGTGGGCTACGGTAGTCCTTTTTCGGGGTTCTTCGACCATGGTTCCCTGATAAGTACAGGATATTAATGTGCGGAAAGATGCTAGCTAGATCGCGATACATAAGAGCGTGCATCTGGCCGATAGCTAACGAATTCTTGAATTGATTTCTATAGTATGAATGGTCAACGGAACCATGAATCTCGCCATTTGTATGGTCGCCATTGGCTAAAATCCACAAGGTTTGAAATTCATAATTAGTCAAAGTATTTTGTGTAAAACGAATCACTGTATCAACATACTCTTCGGCACGACGAAGAGCGATATTAAAATCATGACGCTCTAATCCCGCAACTTGATGAGGGAGAATTACAGCATCATGGTGACCATCACTAAGATGCATTACAATTGATTCTTTAATCCGTTTCTTCTGTACCGTTTTCTTAGGGGCTCTTGGCAATGGCTGCAGCGGTACAACAATAGTCCTCATTTCATCAGCAATAGCCTCAAATACGCTATTCTTTCGTTGTGCAGCAGTGTATGCTGCTTTCAAACGCCTGCGTTCATCCTTGTGTGCTAGGTCTTTTGCCTCTAATTGTAGAATACGTTCATTTGTTGGATCAGCCTTCTCTTTAACTGGGGTATCTTCTTCAGCTAAAGCACTTCCCTCTTTGACTTTTTTAACAAACTGTTGGCTTACCTTAAAACGGGCACCAATTGCACGCTGTGTCTCTTTCTTACTAGCCAAAGCCGCCTTGATTTTATTGATTAATTCTTGTGAATGCCGTTTCATTCCTCTTTTTCCTTGTAACATTTTGCGAGTTCGCCTAAGGTTACACCCTGTAGGCGTCTTTTGTTTTCTAAGCTATTGTAGACTAGCTCGTCGCTAGGAAGATGGAATAAATCAATGATCGTACAACCTAGATTTTCATCCATTCCAGGTCTATGTATTCTTTCCATGGACTGCATACGCGAATCACCATTATGATCATTGCTGTAATAAATAGCAACAGGTGAAGCTGTTAGTGTAATGCCTAATCCACCAGATGATGGTTGAGCAATAAATGCCATCCGCGGATATTTTTCTTGTTGTGTCTGAAAATTGGTGATAAAATCACCCTCAACGTCCGAGTGCCAACCACGGCCATCCACACGGATGTAATTCCAGTGTAAGCTGGAACAAATTTCTGTGATTCTATCTATTGAACCAGTGAAACCACCGTAGATTACAACGCGACCAATATCTTTGTATTCATCTAAGAGGTCTCTTATTGCCTCATCCTTCGGACAAGAAAATTGTTGTGTTTGCCGTTCATACTTTTTCACTTCCCCACGGCCACCACAACCATCGCAATCAACTAAGTCTTCATCATTGATTGGTGATTTTACCTTCTTTTCACCACCACAAACTGTACAAGTATTCCAACCAACATGTACATCAGTGTATTGGAAACCATCACTGAGTTCTCGTAATAAAATTAGCCCTTTGATAGTTGATGCCGCTGTTTTTACAATCGTCTTAGCTACAGCTAGAGTTGATTTAGCTGGCTTCAAACGAATGATTCTGGAAATCTTATCTGGTAAATCCAGACAATCCTTCTTGTGTTTTACAATCACAAGACCTTGCATACGATCATGAAGCAGGGCTACTTCATTTAATGAGGGCTTAAAATCATGGTCTATATCAAGATCAAGTGGACTATGCACCTCACCACAGATAGAACATTTCTCAACATCGTCCCGCCATGTTACGATATGTGGATAGACGCCACCACCTAAGAATGCTTCTTTTTCAACAACAACGGCCAAACGTCGCTTGAACTTATTTTGATCACCTTCTCGTAAGAAGCCAGGACAAGCAATCTCACACTGTCCCCACCAATCTACTGGGGATTTGGGAGCCGGTGTCCCTGACATTAAAATCACATATCCATTATTACCCCAATCAGATCGGATACCATCAGCCAAGGCTTTTGCAGCTTGACTCCGTTGTGCGGTGGGATTCTTGATTCGTTGTGACTCATCAAAAACAACAAACTGTGGGGCTTTACTTCCCGCCCAGTTTTTCATTGTTTTAGTGAGTGTCTCATAGGTCATCATAATGGGTTTTACACGGCATACCCATTTTATCAGTTCCAATTCAACAGCGTATTTTGCTGACTTTGGAGCCACATACCAGATTCTTTCAGCCCCTGATTTTTCCATTGCTTCAATTGCCGCTAATGTCTTACCAATCCCACAACTAGCTGAAATGATACAATAATGTCGAGTGAGCATAAAATCGGCTATATCCTTTTGATGCTCATATAGCTCACGCTCATATGTATGTGTTTCAATCACTTCGTCATAGTGCGTGTATGGATTTTCCCCTTTAAGGTACGCAATTTGAAAAGCATTGCGGACTGAATCAGCGATAGACCATATCTTCTTTGGAGGCGACTCAAAACCATGCCATTTAGCACCCTCCATGTTTTTAATTTCAGCAATCAAGGTCCTATTGAAAGGAAACTTTACAAGAATACGGCCATCCTCATAGTATAAGGATACCGGAATCATATAGCGGCCAGCCCGAAATTTGCAGTCCACTTTCATAGTCAGTTTCCTTTGAAAATATGTTCAAGTCCTAATAACCTAAAAGTACTCATAAATAACTTTGAATCTTTCCACTGTTTCAATGTTCCTGTTACTATTGCGATGCGTCCTTTTTTAATCTTCTTTGATAATACACTCAAGTCTGTTCGTTCGCAAATATCAAAGATTAATGAAGATGGACCAACAATCAGGAAACTGAATGACACGTGATCTAGTGGATGCGTCATTGTTTTCAGCGCATCAACAGGACTATCATCATTTCCAATGAAAAAATCCAGGGCCAGCAAATACTTCGCGTATTCACTGACCCTGAAACCAGAAGAATCCAATTTGCGTAGAATATCTTGACCTGTATGAGCTTTAGTGTCTTTAAGTAGGCTAGTCCAATTAAAATTGGACCCCATTATAGGTGTTACACTTATCTCGTGGGTCAAGGCTTTCCGCATTAACGTGCCCTGCCATCGCTCTCTGGAGCAACTTCGGTGGGAGCTTCGTCTTTTGGATTCATGAACTTCTCAGTCTCTGCTTGAAGCTTATCAACTTCAGGAAGAGTGAGGTCTGAAGAACAAGGGACGATGACAGGACCGTGCCACTTGTATTTTGCAGTTTCAATCAACTTGCACCTTAACGTCGCAGCCTTGCGAAGTAATGGTTCCATCTTACGTGCTTCACGTCGAGCAGTCTTGCTTGACATGAAATATGTACAAAACATAGCTTGACTAGGAATCCAAAATAGGAATTCCGGGCCGTACATACAGCCAGAATCCTTAATACCGGCCCTGGCCTTAATAAGAGCATACACTTCTGTTGCTGGATCATAAGAGGTGATGATATTATCACTAACCTCTAATGCCTTTGGCCGCCAAGCAACTACGACGACATCAACTTCAGTGCCAAGATCAGTAATATCATCATCCTTCACGATGCCGTAACGACCAATTCCGATTTTTCCTTCAGCACAAGCGTCCGACTTACTCCCAAACAGCTGCAGTCGTTGAAGAAAAGCACTTTCCCCACTAGCGGCAACATCAGCCAACGAATATTGTGCTAATGGACCACCAACAGCTTGTGGAATGAGTTCGTTTGACATGTCTGTTCTCAGGTTGAATGTGAAAGAAAACCCACGGAGCCACAAATGTGGCTCCGGGGCTATAATTCAGGGTACAATAAGACACCCTGGGACTATAATCACTTCTTAGAAGACTGGGCAGCTTCGTCAGCGGCCTTTGCGGCGGCCTTTGCTGCTTCTTCAGCCTTCTTCTTAGCACGGTCGGCAGCTCGCTTCTTCTTTTCGTCATCTAACATTGCGGCCTTCGCGGCTGCGGCGGCAGTCTGGACTTCCTTGCTTGCGGGGTCATAATTGAACGCCCACGCAATACCCAGAGCAAAACCATCAGCGGCGGACTTGCACTTCTGCTGCGTGCAAAGCTGCGGACCAACGCTTGGGGCCTCTAACTCAGCCTTCAAGACGGCCATCTTCTGGAGACGTGCAACAGGCACAAAGACGGCTGCTCCAGCTTCGCGGCCAGCCCGTGCTGCATCCCGTAACTCCTTCGCACGTGCTTGCACTGTTGGGACAAATTCCTCAGTGCCAAGGGACATTGCACGGTCGACGAACTGGACTTGCTCTTCCTTGGGAAGCTTGGCCAGTGCAACAGCATTACTGATTGTGATTTTACCATCATCAACCAACTCGGCGACGGTGCCTTCTAGCTTGAGGAGTCCCAAACGCTGACTAACCCAAGAGGAACTCTTGCACAGCCGTGCGGCCATATCCGCAACAGTCATGGTGGGATTGCCAGCGAAGACACGCTGCATTTGCTTTGTGTAAGCAACAGGCTTGGTGTCGATTTTATGCACATTGGCCATAATCTGAGCTTCCAACATGCGGGCATCATCAAACGGCACAACGCTAACCGCGAGAGACGTCAAGCCCACTTCGCAAGCAGCCGTATAACGGTGCAGACCGTCGCATAGCTCATAATATGACACAACTTCGCCATCGACGTCTTCCGTCTGTTCGCGGACATTAATAGCATTCAAAATGCCAACGTCCTGGATCGAATCCCGAAGGCCAATATACTCAAGTGACTCACGATCAACAGCTCGAAGGGCAACGACGTTTTCACGAATTGCTTCGATTGGAATAACAATCACCTTGGGCTCTGTTCGCATAATGTCTCCTTTGGAAGGTGCGTTTTGATTTTTTAATCAAAACATTTGAATGAGAAAATCAAATCAGCTCGACTACATTAGAAGTAGTCCCGTTACATCTTATACAACGTAAAATACAGAAAAATAATGCAATAAAAATGGAATATTTTCGGGGAATTGTTGCAGTAGTATAGTAGTATACCCTGTAACGGTCTGTAATGTCGTAAGGTGGTGGCCGACAAGCAGTTAGATAAAAAGAATACAAACAGACCGTTAATTATTACTATATAGACTGTCTTTTCTAATTATTCTCCCTATAGACAATATACGGGAAGTAGTAGCAGTTTTCGTAACCCGTTATCCCAGTTATATTTAAGGTATTACTGCATAATTGCCATTTATTTTGCGTTGTATAAGCTAGTAGGGAACAGTATTTGCTGCTCCACCTGTTTTGCTGATTTGATTTTATTTTGAAATAATCAACCAAAATACACAAGATTTTTTAATCAAATGCCAACACCCACTGAAGCGGTCCAAGCCTTTTTAACAGCTTTCAGCCGTCCATACTTTGCTGACTTGTATTCCTATGAAATGGAAGTGCAAGTTAATGTAGCTCAGGATGGTGGTGAACGTGTACAGAAAAAGAGTGGCTATACTGGCCGAATCTGGAATGGATATACAGATGGTGTCCAAACATGGAAATCCTTTAGAGTTCCATGGAAAGCGGATAGTGAACCTGAGTATAATGAAAAAGGGAGATTGATGGGATTTTGCTTGAAAGAGCACGCTGAGGGTATTGGAATGACAGGATGGAATTGGAAACAGCAAGTCTCAAAATGGGTTGCTTTTGACTTTGATAGTATAATCAGTCATTCAGAAGGCTTATCCGCGGATGACATGGATGGTATCAAAACGGCAGCTTGCGAAATTCCCTGGGTAACGGTAATTAGTTCAACAAGTGGAAATGGATTACACTTGTATGTTTTTCTCGATGATATTCCCACAAAGAATCATACTGAACACGCTGCACTTGCTAGGGCTGTTCTTAGTAAAATGAGTGCTGTTGCAAGTTTTGATTTTAGTAGCAAAGTTGATGCTAATATTCAGAACTTCTGGGTATGGCATCGTAAGATGACTGATGCTGGCTTACAAGTAGTCAAACAAGGTGAAAAGCTACTTGATATTCCAATCAATTGGCGAGATCACATTATTGTTATACGTGGACGAAGCAGGAAGAATAAGCCCTCAAATGTAAAAGAAGGGACGCTGTCCGCTTTTGAGGAAGTGACCGGGACGCAACAACGTATAAAGCTGGACGACGAACATAAAAAGCTTCTGGACTTTCTTGAGAAAAACAACTGCGCACACTGGTGGGATTCAGACCGCCATATTCTAATCTGCCATACATCTGATTTAGAGGATGCGCATAACCAGCTTCATCTTCGTGGAATTTATAAGACTGTAGCAAAAGGAACACAAAAAGGGAATGATTGGAATTGTTTCCTTTCGCCATTATCCACACCCGATGGGGCGTGGATTATCCGTAGGTATTCACCTGGTATACAAGAAGCTAGTACATGGCAGCAAGACACTGGTGGTTATACATTTTGCTATTATAATCGCGAGCCCTCACTACGTGTAGCTGCACGCACAAACAAAGGTGTAGAGGGCGAGAAACAAGACTACCATTTCAATTCCGCCGATGACGCTATGATTGCATTAAAAACACTTGGTGCCAATATCACATTACCCCCATGGGCCGCAAAGCGTCCTGTACAGGTAAAACAACATAAAGACGGACGGTTGATTATATATGTACGGAGGGAAACATCTGATAGTGCTCAGGATATGATTGAATGGCGTGAGGACAAAGGTTGGTGGAAACGTGTGGTAAGAGCCAATACAATCTTAGTAGACGAATCAGGACCATCATCTTTTGATAATGTAATCAGACATTTAGTTGACCAGGAAAAGCAAGACTCAGGATGGGTTATAAAATCAAATGATGAATGGTACGGCGAACCTCTAGTCCATATTAGAGCGGCATTAAAAGCCCAATTTCTAAATCAACATGAAATTGATCTAGCAGTTGGAAAGGCGGTTGTTGAATCATGGATGTTGGTCAATGAACCTTTTCAAGATGAATTCCTAGGGAATAGACGTTGGAACCGCGGAGCGGTACAATGTAGGTACGTACCCAAAGAGGGGCTACATCCGACTTGGGATAAAATACTCAGTCACGTTGGTGCTGGTCTTGATAATACAATCAAAGGGGATGGATGGTGTATTGCAAATGGCATTACAACAGGTGGCGATTATCTCAGAACATGGGTGGCTTGCTTATTCCAGTACCCAAAGAGACCATTACCGTATCTCTTCTTTTATTCCAAAGAGGAAGCAACAGGTAAATCAACACTCCATGAAGCATTGGCCACCCTCATTACTTTACGTGGGTATGTGCGTGCTGACCATGCTTTAATGAGTCAACAATCATTCAACGCTGAATTGCGAAACGCTGTTTTGTGTGTTATTCAAGAAACAGATTTAAGCAAAAGTGTTGGAAGTAGAAACAGATTAAAAGACTGGGTAACATCCCCGATGATTATGATTCATCAAAAGGGACACACCCCGTATATGATTCAGAATACGACACATTTTGTACATACAGCTAACAATGCTGATGAATGTCCAATTTTTCCAGGTGATACTAGAATCACAGCGGGACGTGTTGCACCTATTGATGTGCTTAGTCTTATTCCAAGAGAAGAATTGTTCAAGCGATTAGATGCTGAAGCTCCAGCGTTCATGCACACAATTACAAGACTCGATATTCCACATACAGTTGACCGCCTTTGTATTCCAGTTGTCAATACCCAGGACAAGTTACAAAGCGGGATGTTAAATAGAAATGAATTTGAGATATTCCTTGATGAGATGACATATGATGCCCCTGGGGTTACGATTTTATATGCAGACCTTTGGGCACGTTTTCAAGAATGGCTTGATCCACAGATATTACATACGTGGTCTAAGATTCGTATGGGGCGTGAGCTACCCCAGAAATATCCAAAAGGCCGGTTAATGTCAAAGGGTGCTCAGTTCCATGTTGGTAATCTCTCTTTTGATGAAGAGACCACAGGTGGTAAGCCTTGGGTTCTTTCAGGAGATAAGTTAGTATGAGTATCCAAGAAACCATAGACGGAATAACACCAGAAGAAAAACGGCGTCTGCTCTATGCGTTCAACAATAGTTTTTGTCAAGTAGTTACATTGAGTAGAAAATCATTTATTGGTGTCAATTGTACGCATGTAAGCAATTTAGAAATCCAGGAACAACAAGGCCCGTGGGCCGTAGGGACTTTCAAATGAAATTAATTGGCTTAGCTTATAAAAAAGGCGTTGGTAAAGACACTCTTGGTGGTTTCATGCAAACACAGCTTAGGTGTGAACATCCTGGAATGAAGGTGAAACATGTTAGTTTTGCGGCTAAATTGAAGGATATTTGTTTTCAACTTTATGGGTGGGCGGGTCTAGAACGTGGTGTATATTATGAATCACATAGGGAACTAAAAGAGGTTGTGCTGCCATTGATAGAAATATCACCTAGGCAAATTTGGATTGAGGTTGGTAATTATTTGCGTAAAGTGTACGAAGCAACTTGGATTGATTACGCGTTACATAGTGTGAAAGCTGATGTTATTATCATTACGGATGTTCGTTTTCAAAATGAGGCTTTGGCGATTAAAGCAGCTGGTGGTAATCTTATTAGGATTGATAGGGCTGGCATTCCACAAGGAACTGATCCAGCTGAAACAGAATTAGACCGCTGGCTTGCTTGGGATTATCTTCTTGATAATAATGGCACGTTACGAGAGTTAAATGAAGAAGGTATTAAGCTTCTAGCAAAGATCATGTAGTGGGATACTTAGGAGGAAAACACAGATATTGTAAAGAAATAGCCCATATCATACGTTGTAAACGTAGGAATGGGCAAGCTATTCTTGAACCATTTTGTGGTATGGGTTATGTGACTCAACATCTCTACCCCGGACCTGTAATTAGTTCAGACATTTGTAGACCACTGATAGCACTTCATTTAGCTGTTAAAGCTGGCAAAATTGAACTGCCAGATTCAGTAAGTGAAAGTGAATATGCTGAATGTAAAATCAGATGGCAAGAAGGAGAGGAATCCGCTTTAATTGGTTTTGTTGGTTTTGGGTGTTCTTACTCAGGAAAATGGTTTGGTGGTTACGCCCGTGGTGATGGCCGTAACTATTGTTCAGAGTCAAAACGTTCGTTATTGAAACGGCACTCCCTGATTAAGGCTACTTTCAATTATACAAATTATAAAACAATAACGCCATGCGACTGCATCATTTATTGTGACCCTCCGTATAAAGGTACAACAGGTTATACCTTTGGGGAATGGGATGCAGTATCATTTTGGAATACAATGCGAGAATGGTCACAATGCAATACTGTCTTGATTTCAGAATACAAAGCCCCAAATGATTTTACACTCATCAAGGAGTGGAATCATTTTTCAGCTAAAGGTACAACCGTCGAAAGGTTGTTTCAATACAAAGGAGCAAGCCATCGCTAAAGGCATGAGACATCTTAATGGGCATATTTTATGTGCTGTTGATACAGAAACCACGGGCCTAATCGCTGGCTACCATGATTTATGGCAAATTGCTATTGTTCCACTTGATAATTTCTGCAGATTGCGAAAAGACATCATGCCTTTTTATATGAATATGAGAATTAAGCGTCCTGAAAACGTTGATAAGAAAGCTATCAAAATAGCCAATAATGATTTTTATAGAATGCAGGAAATGGCAATTGACCCTTGGATGGCAGCTGATCTTTTGGATGAATGGTTCCAGAAGTTGAAGCTACCATTTCTCAAACGAATTGCACCACTAGCACATAACTGGCCTTTTGATCGTAACTTCATTATTGATTGGTTAGGGGATGAGACTTTTGAACAATTATTTTGGGGACATTATAGAGACACAATGGCTGCAACTCTTTTTATGAATGATAGAGCTAGCTTCAAAGCAGAACCTATTGAACACCCAAAACTAGGACTCAATGCCATTGCAGGTAGAATGGGCATCATGAACCAAAAGGCCCATGATGCCCTACAAGATTGTATTGTAACAGCGGCGGTCTACCGGCGTTTGCTTACAGAGTTCTAATCATATTCTGAACTCGAAACACCATCAAGAGCGGAGCCACAGCCCCAGCCGCTGGCTTCGCTATTGCTATAGGCAACTGTTCCGAGTGCATCACCAGTCCCACCGTCATTACAACCATTTGTCCCGGCTCTTGCATAAGCTGCAAATATAATCGTAGTTCCACAAGAGAATGGACTTTGATCTAATGCTTGTAGTGCTGCAGCGTATTCTTGGGCTTCAAGGTTTGTATTAAAAACAACTTTCTCAGCTAGATAAGTTGTTCCTGACCACATACTCCCAGAGCCGTCGCAATTCCACCCTGTGGAAGTTAAGACTTCTTCAACATTCGCATGGTATACGTCAACATATGGACATGTTGAATACTCAGAACGGTCAGCATCAGGTAAGTTATCAAGAGCGTCTTGCGATTCACTCTTTGATGATGGTGCATCACCACCACTGTCAGGCCCAGGAGGCGGGCCTTCTGGATAGACAGTTTCACCCCCATATCCACTTGGTTGTGGAATGATGGGACTATCATAATCTGGGGTATCCGGTCCTGGTGCTGGTACAGACATGCTAACAGTAGCTGGACTGATGATTTTATCCCCAGGATTCACAGTGCCAATATCTGTTGGTCTTGGGTCACCATGATCATTTCTTCTACGATCATCAGTATCAGAGTTTTCTTGATCGTAAGGATCATTGTGTTCATATGTATTTTCTTCTGGCCAATTGGTACCAGAACCAGTTATACCACTAATAGCTGGGCGTATACGCCCCACTATATCACTTCCTGGACCAACCGCACCCATGTTACCATCAGCAATTTCTGATGCTGTTGGAAATGTGTATACTTGAGACAATGCGGCTGGATATGAGAAGATGTATTCAACCATTGTTCCAGCTTTAACAGGGCACCAACATTCAAATTTGATTGTATCATCATTTGAATTGAACTCTGAACTCTCTATCATTGCTAACACAGATGCATCAGCTACAATACCGCTCAGATCTAAATTGATTGAATCGAAGGTCTCAAGATTCAATTTAGTTAATGGGGTACTAAAACTAACTCGCTTCCAAGTGTTGCTGTATCTAATCATCCAAAATGTTGCACTCTTAACAACAGCATCAGCAAAGTCGTAAATATAATAGTCAAAATCGTCTTCTTGTGTACCGTATTTTGCAACATTGTGTCTCAATACTGTGGTAAAATTTTCCTCTTGAATACCATTAGCTCGCCAATGGCAATTCATTTTTGTGATTATATCTTCAGTGGGTGTGTGTCCAAGTTCACAAGTGTTTACTAAAATATCAGAGGTCTCTAATGTATCCACAGCGGTTTGACGCTCTGGTAAATACTGTAGATAAAAGACACCGTTTTTAAGATAAATAGCACATCTAGCTTGCCAAGCAATTTCTTGTAATGCTGATAAAATATCCTTCTGTTTGTATAAAGCAAAATGGCTGGGATAATTGTCTATTGCAGCTTTTACATGATTGAAGGATGTTGTGTCATATGTCAAATCACTATAAGTCTCAATTAAATACTCTAATACATCTACCGTATTTGGGCCAATAGTTGATTGAAAAGTAACATACACTTTATCCTCAAAACCACTGATTTCATTTTTACTAAGAGCATTCGTCAATGTAAGAACGGTTGCTTGAATGGAACCGAAATCTCGCACACTTACTGACCACCAATTTGGTGGGACATCTTGAATAAAACGTTGACCGTTTTTTGTTGCCCAAGCAACAACACGTAATACTGTTCCGGGTGTGATACTTACAATATACTCTTGCTTTTCATTAGACGATAACTTTACCGTGGCACCTGGTTCTATATATTGGTAACCAGCATTATCACCCAGTACTTCCCCTGTTGGTACGAAGAATGTTTTTTGAGTATAGTCTCTGACTGTGTATCCAGCGGCATATGGTAGGATCTTTACGCCAACACCAGACGGTGTACCAAAGAGACTATTTGGATCACGGGCTACCCCGGCATACCAAGTATCCTCATTGGCTGGATGTTGACTAGCACTACCACCATTGATATAAAAAACACTTTTATCGCCGCTATTATTTCCAAAATGGCCTACAAGATTCACACCACCAATATCCAGTGTGATACCACCGCGTGGAAATCTCTCGCCATTATAGATGTATACATTTGATCTGACTGTTGCTACCTGTTGATTATAAATGTAAATCGTGTCAAGCATTTGTTGATAATGTTCATTCTGGCTCATATCAACAAAAACATTAGTTGCATAATTAGCAATAGTCAAAAGCGCATTACGCCTGTATGGAAGTGTAAAGTCTGGGAAGCCAATACCCTGGGCCGTAGTACCAGCGTACCTATCAGTTATATGAACTGTTTTTGAATGAATAACTGTACCAAAAACCATAGGCCAGGGTTGACCAACTAGACTTCTTGGAAGATCAGAAATCTCACCTTCTTCAGGTGAGAATCCTACTTCAGTGTCCTCAAGTTGTGTAATAATAGTGAATGATACAGTACGTTCACCTTCACTCCATACAATCGGGCTGTTGATCTTTCCTTTGAACAATAAAAATCTATCAGTAATATCTAAGCCCTGAAACCATTGATAGACCCAGGCATCCTGCTTATGGACATCATTATGATCCATAATCTCTTTGATTGTACCATCAGTGTCATCCAATGTTACAGATACTTCCTGTACGTCAGAATTGCCTGAGATATTAATAACTACATCAAGATCAGAAATAGCTAGAATTCTACCTTTGAAATAACTTACATCTCGATCAGCATACTTGAATAAGCCTGTATCAGTCCAACGTATGTCAATCATGGTAATTGGTTCATTACCATATTGGTTAGCGATTTTAGCTAGTGCGGCAGCATTTAGAGTTCTCATTGTTTTATAGCCTCAAACTCTAGTTGAATGCTGTCACGATTATTTGATTCAATCTCAAATGGATTACTAGAGAACTTACCTACCCAGAGGACTCCATTATGGTCTGTGATTAAAATATCAGACTTATAATATGACTGAATAAATGCTCGTAATTCGAGAGCCTTTAATCTATCCAAACGCAGACGAAACAGTAATTTTCGTCTTGCGTTCTTTGTTTTAACATATGTAAAGACCGCCCCTGTAATTGTACGTTTTGTCGATACCTCAACTGTTAAAGCCTCTGTATCATTAAATTCTGGATTAGGCAATACTGTGAGCGTCTGAATACCAGGATAAGGTGCGGCTAACTTCATGTTAATTCAATCTCCATGTCCATAGAACTGTTGTTTCGTTTATTGCGAGTAATTGGATTAGATGGATTCATTATGATACCATTATGTGATTGATTTTCCCAGTCCCTAATACTTATCACTTTTCCAAGACTAAGAACCACAAAATCTAATACTTCTTGGCATTCAGCTTCAGTTAATCCAACAAAATTCAATATCATTTTCTGTGTTTTTGGCCATAATAGATCAGCGAAGATTATAAGTGTCCCACCGCGGGTCTCTCTTTTAATACGTTGATAATTTAAGCGATCGCGATTTTCAAATTTTGGTCCTGATAATGTAAGTACCGTAGCATCATACGTAAGCTCGATATTACCTTGACGCGTTAGTGTTGGGGGAGTTGTACTTGGCGGCGTTGGTGCATCAGGATCTTCACTTGTACCAACAAATGGTGAATACTGGCATTGCGTATTGGCGGCAATAAGTTCATAACTTAATGCTTGATAAATATTCCATGTTTGTGGTAGTAATAGTCCACGTACCTGATTAAAACTAGCGACATCCACTAAAGTCATACTATTTGACAATGGTGTGCCAACTGTTACATCAGCACTTTGAACAAAAGTTAAAATATCAGAAACACCAAGAATAGTACAACTATCAACAAATGTTAATGTGTCTTCAACCAATAACTCTGTGGCGGAAGCTTTAATATGTACTAAGCTGATACCTTGTTCAAATTGAACCCAATCTGAGTCTTCTGGATTTGAGATATGGTTGAAGCTGAGATCGTCGCCAAGACCGTAATGTTTCCAATAAAATTGTCCTGTATCTGAGTCCCAAGCAGGAACATCATCAACCATATTATCTTCCGCGGATACATGACGTGTTCCGTGGACAATAGATATATCTGTTAATGATAAAATTTCCCAAATAAATAGCCGCTTGATTGTATTATCAACTGTAACATTCTCAACAAATGTTAAGGTATCATCAATTACCCTAACTTTAGTACCTTGGTCAGCAATATCAACAAAGACGATTGTGTCTTCAACGATTAGGTTATTTGACCAAAGGTCAACTTGGTCCACAAAGGTTAAAGCATTTGTAGCTTCAACTTCGGTTACATTAGGAATAAATGCATTTTCTACAAATGTCAACACATCATTTATAGTTAGATTATTGGATACAATTACAACATCATCAGCAAAGACTAAAATATCATTTACATATTTTGTAGATGATAGATTGATACTCTCGTTAAAAGTTAAGGTGTCAGTAATTGTTAAGAGCGTAACGGTATTTCTTGCAGCATCTGTAAAAGTTAAGGTGTCAGTAATTGTTTTTTCTATTGGAGGTATAGTAGCTTGGGATAGTACCTCTACGATCTGGCGTGTTACTCTTAACTCACCAGTACCTTCAGCAAGAGCCTCAACAATTTGGCGTGTTACTCTTAACATTAGCCCACTTTAATCCCGAACTGTGCTGTATTGAGATTAGAAAGAGTCCAAGCAGCCGCTGTATGAGGATCTTTTTCCGCCAGTCTAGTTACGATTGTATAATCTGATGAAAGTGATTGTCCCGCATCATCTGATTCGCTTCCTGTACTGATAATGGTTTTTACTGTATAATCAGTTGCATCTGTTTCTCTTGCTTCAGTCATAATGGACACGCCTGCTATACCTATAATATCAGTTAAATTCTCATAGGCATATAAATCTTTTTGATCAGCTGTATCATCCTCAACATACGTTGTATCGTCATCAGTTGTTTGACCGTCATCAACGCATTCATAATTTGAACCCGCGGAGGGTGAAAATTGACTACTCGTACCAGAGGCATTA